GGTATTGAGGTTGAGTTTTTACAAGCTATGCGATTTGCTGCAGAGCAAACAGGTGTAAAGGTAGAAGCTCTTGATATGGGTCTACAAAGATTTATAAGAAGAGCTGCAGAAGCTGCACAGGGTTTAGGAGAATCTAAAAGAGCATTTGAGCAACTAGGAATACAGCTAACTGATAATAATGGAAATTTAAGGGATGTTAGAGAAATACTATTTGATGTTGCTGATGGCTTACAAAACACAACAAGTTCAGCAGAGCAGGTTAGATTAGCTTTTAAATTCTTTGATTCTGAGGGTGTTGCTTTAGTAAACACTTTAAAAAATGGTTCTGATGGTTTAAAACAATTTGAACAACAAGCAGAAAATCTAGGTCTAATCATAAGCAAGCAAAGCATTGCAAAAGCACAAATGTTTGCCGATTCATTAAACGTACTCAAAAAACAAATAACAGCTATATCAGCCAATATAACTGCTGCATTTATCCCAGTTCTTGAAGATGTTTCTGAAAAACTGCAAACAATATTAGCTGATATGAAGGGTGGTGATACTACCTTTGAAAACTTTGGTAAGGATTTGGCTGTTGGTATTCTTACATTTATGAGAACTGCATTTATAGGCTTTGTTGAGTTTATGAATGGCATAAAAAAACAAATAGCTGACTTTTCACAGACTAAAGTTGGAAAGATGATCTTTCCTGATATGGCAGACGAACAAGCAAAGTTAAGAGCAGATTTTAAAGAAACTAAAAAAGAATACACAGACATGATTCAAGCAATCATGAAAACAGGTCTTGAATTTGACCCTGATGATTTTTTTACTAATTATGACCTTATACTCTTACAAAGAGAGCTAACAGCAATACAACAACAGCTAGAAGGTGTAGACCCTCAAGATAATGGTTTTATTAAGAGTCTTGATGCAATGATCGCTAAAGTTAAAGACTTTAAACTTGAAACTAAAGAAGTTGCAGAAGAAGACCCAGTTGGTGCTAAGAAAATGACCGAAACAATGCTAAAGTTTCAAGATAGCTTAGGTGCAACACAAGAAAACATAGATAGCACAACCATTAACATTATGAAGAATTTTGAAGATACTTTAATGGATGGTTTAAAAAATGGTAAATTAGCATTTGAAGATTTTGCTACTTATGCTGTTGAGCAATTAGCAAGAATAGCATTGCAAGAAATGATAATGAGTCCACTTACAGATATATTCAGCTCACAAATAAATACTTTTAAAGGCTTTTTCAAATCAAGCAATGAAGGCGGTGGTTTCACAGGCATGGGTGCAAGAGCTGGTGGTATAGATGGCAGAGGTGGATTCCCAGCAATACTACACCCCAATGAGACTGTTGTAGACCATACTAAAGGTCAATCAGTTGGCGGTGCTACAGTAAACTTTAATATACAAGCTGTAGATGCTGCTGGATTTGATGAATTGCTTGCATCTAGAAAAGGTTTAATTACATCAATTATTAATAATGCAATGAACAATCAAGGCAAGATGGGGGTAGTATAATGGCAGGAACTTTTCCAACAGACCCAAACTTTAGAGCTTTACAATTTAAAGACAATAGACCTATATTATTAAACCAAACATTATCAGGTAAAAAATCAGCAAGACAAATAGGTGCACAATACTTTTCTTTCACAGTACAGATGCCACCAGTTGACCAGTTAAAGGCACAGGAAATATTTGCATTTCTATCTAAACAAAAGGGTGGTTTTGAAAACTTTGACATAACAGCACCTTTAAACAATAAAGGAACTAGTCATAGTGAAACTGATATAGTTGTTAATGGTGCAACTGCTGTAGGTGCAAGTGCTGTTCCTATGGATGGTTTTTCACATACAAATCATGCATTAAGGGCAGGTGATTTAATACAATTTGCAAGTCATTCAAAGGTGTATATGGTACAAGATGAAGTTACTGCATCAAGTGGTGCTGCAACTGTTAATATACTACCCAATTTAGTATCTGCTTTAGCAGACAATGAAGCTGTAACTGTTAATAAACCTCTTTTTAAGGTTTATCTTACAAATGATGAAATTATGTACACAACAGATGCTAGTGGTTTTTACAATATTTCTTTTGATGTAAGAGAGGTTATTGAGTAATGCCTAGAAGTTTATCAACAGCTTTACAGGCACAAGTATCATCAACAGCAACCAAAACCGCCTTTTTAGTAAAATTAAATTTAACACCAGTAATAAGGCTGACTGATTGGTATGCAAATGTAACTTATGACGCTACTGTATATGAAGCAGGCGGTTCTTTTTTATCTGTTAATTCAACAACAGAGTCAGGTCAGTTAGAAGTCAATGAAATTAATTTAGGTTTTTCCAACATAACAGATCAAGTTAGATCATTAGTACAAGATGGCTCATTTACTGACAAAGAAGTTGAAATAGAAATAGCTTACTTTGATGCTAATGATAGTATTGTTGGTGCTATAAATTACTTCACTGGTCAAATTAGAAATGTGACTATACAGGAAACTGAAAAAGATTCTGTACTAACTATGACTGTTGCTTCTCATTGGGCAAATTGGAACTTAACAAAAGGCAGACATTATTCAGATGAATCACAGCAAGGATTTAGCTCAGGTGATAAAGGTATGGAGTTTGCAACACAGGTCAAAAAAGATGTTAGGTGGGGTGTTTAGATGATTTGGCAAGCTATAGTAGGATTCTTTAAGGCTGTTGGTGGTTTTTATGTTAAATACAAGGCATATATAGATGCTGCATTAACATTAGCAACAATTTATACAGGAGTTAAAAACTATAGACAAGCACAGGATATGCTTGCAGAAGGTCAAAATATTCTAGCCAACAAAACTTCTGCTGGTGGTAAATTGCCAGTCATATATGGAACAAGAAGGGTTGGTGCACAGATAATATATATGGATGTTTCTGATAATGATTCAAGAGATTTATACGTTGTGTATGCTTTATCAGTTGGTGAATTAGAGGAAATAATGCTCAAGACTGTAGAGTTAGATGGTGTTAGTTTATATGATGGCAATAGATTTCGTGATGGTGGTTACTTAGGCTCAGACAGAAGTTCTATAGATAATAATTACAATCCATTAAATACAGTTTCACAAAATGGTTTAGGTATAGATGCTGGTGCTGGTAGTTTTGGAAGCAATCCTGCATTAAGGTATAGATATGTTTTAAATGCACATCATGGTGCAGCTACACAAACAGCAGACCCTATGCTCGTTGCTTCTATGCCTAACTGGACTTCAGCACATAAGTTAAATGGTGTTGCTTATATAGCAGCTCATTATGGTTTTGATGCTGAAGGTATTTGGAGTGGTATCCCACAATTAACAGTGCAAGTTAAAGGTAAAAAGGTTTATGACCCAAGAGATAATACACAAACATTTGGCACGCCATCAACTTATAAATACTCAGGCAATCCTGCTTTATGTTTTTTAGAGTACATTACTAACAACGAGTATGGTAAGGGATTAACAGCATCACAAATTAACATGAGTACATTTAGTACTGCTGCTACTGTTTGTGAAACATATAGAACTCAACCTTACTTTAATGATGTTGCACAAGACATAACGTGGTCAGCAGATGCTGATGATAATCAATTTACTGTAGGTGGTTCTGATGCTAATGAAAAATGGTGGCAAAATAAAATAGGCGAAATATTAAGTATTTATGATGCCAATGGTGATCTTGTTATAGATGAAACCGAAATTACAGATGTTAGAAGAAATGAATTCTATGATGAGAACAAAGAGTTTGTAGTTATTATTGATGATTCTTTTACTGAAGATGAAACAGATGTTGCAGGTTCGTGGTTATTAAAAATTAAAAGATTTCAATGTAATGCTTACATAGACTGCAACAAAACTGTTATGGAAAATGCAAAAAACTTGCTTTCAAATATGCGAGGTATTTTCACATACATTGATGGTAAATATGAGCTGCAAGTAGAAGATACAGGCACATCAACTTTTAGCATTACTGAAGATCATATTATTTCTGAAAGCGGTATAGCTGTTGATTATGGCAATAAAGATAAAAAAGCAAACAAAGTTGTTGTTGAGTTTTTTAATGCAAATAAAAAATACGAATTAGATACAGCTACTGTATTGCATGATGCATCGCCTGAATATTATTCAGATGATAATGATGAGATATTAGAACTAAAAGTAGAATTTCCTTATATATCTGACCCTTATATAGCCTACAACATGGGTAAAGCTATCTTAGTAAGAAGCAGAAATCAAATGACCATACAATTTCTTGGTACACCTGAAATGTATAAATTAAACATAGGTGACATTGTAGATGTGACTTATGCAGGTCTTGGTCTTAGTGGCAAAGTTTGCAGAGTTGAAGCATTAGAACTACAAGCAAATGGACTAGTTGCTGTAAGTTTAATTGAATACTTTGATGTTTATACATGGGAAGTACCACCGCAAGAGCCAATAGAGCAACTAATTAATAAGCCTTCTGCATACGCTGTAAAATCACCAAGAAACATTATCTTTACTGACACAGATGCATCAGCTATAAGCAGACCTACTTTAACTTGGGATAACCCAACCGATTTCCCAGTAAAAGAATTTAGAGCAAATATAACTGATAGTTCAAGCAATGCAGTTATAAGTAAAGTGATAGATACAAATTCTGTTGATTTATCTTTTATACCTAAAGGCAGCAACTACAACTACTCTTTAACTTCTATAAATACTTTAGGCGTTGAATCTGAAGCAACAACAGGCACATTCACCATTGCAGACGACCCAGTAAAAACAACTGAAGTAGAAATGAATGGAGTTACCATGTCAACAGTTGAAACTTATGGAACTGTATCAGGCAAAACAGGTAACTATGTAAACTTTACAAACAAAGTTAATTTTACTAATGAGGTTGAGTTTCAAGATGGATTTATTGTAGATGCTGGTGACGTTGCTTTTTTTGACCCAATAACACTTGGCGATGGTTTTACTGGTCAGGGTATTTTTGATATTGGTCAAGGTGCAATAGAGTTTAGCTCTTACACACCTTCAACAACAACAGATAGGTTATATAGAGTAGGCGGTGCTTTACATTATAGCGGTGCAGAGTTAGGCAGAGTATCTAATGGCACACCAGCATCAGCTACCGCTACTGGTACTACAGGTGAAATACAATGGGATGCAAACTACATCTATGTATGTGTTGCAACAAACACATGGAAGAGGGTAGCGATAAGCACATGGTAATAGTAAACTAATAAGACACAGAGATTTAA